AATAGCAACAGAACCAGATCGCTTAATACCTTCGATCAGATCTTTTTCTGAAACAGCAGCCGAAACAGCGGCAGCATATAATTTATTAAGAACTTCTGCACTAGTAATCCCAGTAGAATTGAAAGAGTTAATAGCTGATGTTAAACCAGCGACCGCTTCAGCAGCGCCCAACCCAGACAAACGACTTAAAACTAAAGAGTCATTTAATCTTTTTGTAACTTCTTCTGCTTTTAAACCTTGTCGGCTTAATTCTAAAGCAGCGTTCGCCACTGTTTCAAATGATTGCTCTGTATTTCGAGCTACATCAAAAATAGTCCCCTTAAAGTTATTTAATTCTTTGTTAGTGGTTCCCAGAATGGAATTAATACTAGCAAGAGATTTTTCTACTTCGATAGTTGTTCTTACTAAATCCGCGAAACCTCTTTGAACTGCCGAAAGCACACCCACTGAAGCTCCAAATGCCAACACACGGGCATTAGCTGCCTCCATAGACTTGGTAAACTGGTCTGCCTTACCAGTAATCCTTCCTAAAGGTTGCGAAAGCCCCTCAACGCTCTTCGCGTTTGCGCCTAAATTTATCTGTAATTTTCTGCCAGCTCTTTTAGCGGCAATTTCAGCGCTTTTCTCTAATCCTATAAATTCTGCTGGTAATTGTAATGGCATATCCGTGAACCTTTACTTTAATTACACAAATATTTACACATCATGCCCAGCTAATCGCATCATTTGTTTCATATCTAACTTGCCACCAGCCTTTTTTGCCTCTTCAGATAAGGAGACATTTCCCTTTTGAGCTTTTAGATTCTGCATATCTTCTCTTGTCGCTCCAAAAACAGCAGAGGCATCTGCATCGTCTTTTATACCACCAGAATTCTTGTCACCATTTCTTTGAGACTCTGAATAAGACAGCAGTTTTTCAGGGTCATCCTTAATATGATCTGGGATGTTTTCAGTATATTGGAATATGTTATGGAACATCCTTCCAAAAAGAACCACTCTTAATTGATATATAGTTAACTCGGTTATCGGCTTACCATAGAAACCATTGACATCTTCGCACAAAGAAAGATACATGCTAAAAAATGGCCTTAAAACCGCTTTTTGTATCGTAGAGTCAGTTAATCTTTTTTGAACCTCTCTGTGGATTTCGCTCAATTTTAAAATTTGCCAAGACTCTAACTCGCCAAACTCTTCTTCAGAATATAAATGATCTGTTAATTCTTTATTTTTAAACAATAAAAATCTTAATATTTCATCACCGCTTCTAATTTCAGCATAAGTCTCTGCTGTTTGGCCTACAATTTCTTTCCTTTTCTCTTGCAGAGCGATTAGCTCCTTAGACTTTTCTCCTACTTGGTTTAAAAAGTCTTCTTTTTGAGATTGTAGGAATACAGCTCTAGCTGTTTGTTTGAGATTTTTAATCTCAAATTTTAAGTTTTCTATAGCTAATTCATCAGAATCGTTCCAAATGCCTTCATCTCTAACATATTGTAATTGATATTCCTCTGATGGTAATCCTTTACAGAGAGCAATTTCTCTGTATTTTTCATAATAATTATGGAGATATCTTTGATCTCTTATGCTTACATGCTTTATGTATACAGCTTTCTCTTCAAATGAGGCTTTGGTATAACCATCAAAAGCTTCACCTACAAGAGAGATGTAAAACTCTTCCTTCAAAGTTTACCTTTTTCAAGATCTTCTATAAGTTTGTTAAATTCTTTAGGAGTGGAAGCTTGGTTGAAAAACCAAAAAGCTAAGACAGTTGTTACTTTCTTGATAACGGCTCCATAAAAATCTGAAGCTTCATCTTCTTTAGAATAATAGTCTTCCATTTTTTCATCGAATTCTTCCCCTTTGAAATAAGCGATAGGCTCTTCATCATCCTCTCTTTGAATATGAGTCAACATAATAGTATACCATAAGAGTAGTCTATTTTGAGCTTTTGTATCAGCAGTATGATCAAAAAGTGACTGCATCGAACTTTCAGCGTCTACTATTTTTCTTTTAGTTTTAGCGAGATCTTCTTTTAAAGATTCGAGTTTTTCTTTTTGCTTATCAGTCTTTTTGTCTACACTTTCCAATCGGACATATTCATTTTGGATATCAAAGATTTCTTTATAAAGTTTTCCGTAATCTTCTGCATCGTCTTCGCTCCAAACGCCTCCAGTGTCGCTATACTTCTTGTAAAGCATAGCTTTTGTGAGAATTCCCTTCTTAACACAACGGCTCATTTCTACGGAATATTCTAGTTCCGCTTCCTCTAGCTCTCTCCTAGAAGGTCTTTTTAATTTAATCTGAACAGGAGACTTCTCTTTTACTTTCTTAGTAATAGTTGTCTCTTCGCCAGTTTTTTTATTCTTGCGAGTGCTTTTCTTTTCGACTTCTTTCTCCTCATCTATAGAGAATGAATATAATTCTTTGAATGCCATAACCTTTTTCTTTATTTAAATGTAAAACTTACTGTATAATTATCTAATTCAGAATACAAATTTCTAATAGATTCGTTGCCTTGATCTAGAATTCTTTTTCTGATCCAATTGACTTTTTGAGGAGTAAAATGATTAGCTGTATTTATGACATTATGATGCTCCTTCGGGATATTCTCATAGAGTTTTTCATAATGAAAATCATGATCAGCCTTCATGTCCTCTAATAAAGAAAGCATTTCTTTAAAAAGGCTAGAAATTTCATATTCAGCCCTTTTATTTAAACTTTTTTTTGCGTCCATGCCTTAATCCTATCTTATTATAGGAATAAAAGTGTAAAAATCAACATGGCAGGTTTTTTATCAGACGATCAAATATCAAAAGTTAGAAATTTAGCAGATACCTTGCACAACACTTTTGCAAGGACTATTACTGTTTATAAAAATGCTAAAAAAACCTTAATAGCTTCTAACTCTTCATGGAACTCATTGTATAGAAGAACTAATACTGGCTCGAACAGCTCTGTAGAATACACAGAAGTTTCTCAAAGTTTTACTGCTAGAATATATTACAAAGATATGGACAGCTCTTACTTAACTGATGACGGCCCATCCCAACAAGCTGGCTCTCAAAACAAAGTAGTTGTTCCTGCTGGGACTGTAGAAATTACAGTCAAAGAAGATGGATATAATTATTTAAGCGAAGCTCGTAGAGTGGAATTCGATGGGCAAAAATTTATAATTGAAAGCGATGGTCAACCACGGGGTTTTACATCAAATCAATTTTATACTTTTACACTTAGCCCTACTGATTAATATGTCTAAAATACCACTAGATGTTCGGCAAGTAATACAAAGACAGGCTCCAAAACAGCTTAGAAAAGATGCCGAAAAAATAATTAGACATAAATTTAAAAAAATAAAACAGGAAATGATAAAAGAGTTTTTGAGTGATCCTGTTACTATGGAAATTATGGCTGGCCCTACATCCACAAACATAAGCGGTACATTGGGGGGAATCAGTAACTTGTTTGCTTTTATAGGCTTTGATCAAGGAGATCAACCAATAGCGCCAATACTAAATTCTTTAGAAAATGTAAACTTTATTTATAATAAAGAACTAAAAAAAGGAAATCAAATAGGTGTTAGCTTTAACGTCTTCTTGCCTACTGCTGAAGAAATTTTTGCCATAACCCCTTTACCTTGGGCTACAGGGAGGAGTTGGGCGCAAGGAATAGAGAGGGGTTTATCAGGATTAGGGTATTTATTAAGGAAAGAAGGGGGTAGATCGGGAGCAGCGGTCCAATCGCGTGTAAACAAAGTGAGAGGGGGCAGGTTCCAGAATAGACCGTATATCTCTAGTTTTATAAATAAGTATAAAAAAAGATTTGAAGAGTTAAAATGAAAGAACAATTCCAACATAAATTAACTACATCTTTCTTTTTGTGGTTTGATAATTTTCTTCTTAAACACGGAGAAGCTTACACCAATACTACTGGTCAATTTTTTTATTACGACGATTCTAGATTGGATTCCGACTACAAAGCTTATGGAAGCCCCTATAAACAATGGGTTACAGACTCATCCATAACAGGCGCTACTATCCCTTCTGGAGTTTTTATTAATGGATCATTCTCTGGTAGAAGTGACGGAGTTGTCCTAGATTTTGATAATGGAAGAGCTTTAATCAATAATTCTGTGACAGACTCCAATATAACAGGAGAATTTGCGGTAAAAGATTTTAGTGTTTATTTAACAAATGACACAGAGGACGATCTAATAGTGGAAAACAAATATTCCATAAACTCTAGGCTACCTTCAGGCCCACTTACTTACATAGAGCCATATGATGATGTTGTTCCAGCTATATTTTTATCTACCTCTCAATCAGAGAATGAGCCTTATGCATTCGGCGGTATGCAAGAAACAAAAGTCCAAGCTAAAGCTGTAGTCATAGCCGAAGACACTTACCAGTTAGATGGGGTTTTATCTATTTTTATGGACTCTATAGATGAAACAATAACTCCAATCCCTATGGCAGATTACCCCACAACAGAACTAGGTGATCTAAAAGGAAACACTTACAGCTACACAGGAACAACGGACGATCATACAGGACAAATTAATTTTTATATTAATAAAGTAAGAACATCTAAACTTAGCGATAGAACAAGAAGAGAATTAGCTAATGAGCTTTATATCGGATTTATTGATTTCGATATAGATCAACACAGATTTAGATTCCAATAATTTCACATTTTAATAATAAAACTGTAAACAAAAGAAAGAATCTTTAATTATGGCCAGAAACAGAGTAATTTATCAATCAGAAGCACTATTCATCAACAAAGACGCAAGCCTTGCGAATGGATACAAACAATTAGAGCGTGTACAAAGCGCTAACTATAGTTTTTCAATTAACCGCCAAGATATCAACCAGTATGGTCAGCTTGGTAAACTCGACAGTATTCAACTAGACGCTCCAACTGTGAATGCAGATTGCAGCTACTATGTAACTGATGGGTTTACTGAAAGAGCGTTAGGTTTCTTCGTAGCGACTGGCGGTCAAGCATCTACTGCTGGAGGCTTTGTCTCTGGTCACCTTGCTGATGGATCTGGAAGAAACTTAATCATCCTTACCACCCCAGAGGGAACGGATGCAGATTTACCACCAAGATCTTCTGCTGCTGCTACAAACACAGCAATTGGAGTTGGTAACTGCTATCTTTCTGATTATTCTGTAGAAATGGCTGTTGGTTCTATACCTACAGCTTCTGTATCTTTTGACGCTTTAAATATCCGTTCTTTTTCTTCGACTGCTAGTATTGGAAGCCCAGCAATCGACCCTGTAAATGGAGACGCTGTTAATCATAATATCACTCTACCTAACGCTCTTACTGGACAAACAGGAAATACTATTACAGCTATTCGCCCAGGAAATATTAATATAGGAATTAGTAATTTTGAAAGTGAAACTTTAGTTGATATTGGCAATGATGCAGAGGGAGCGCATATTCAAAGCGCATCGCTTAGTGTTCCAATGAGTCGAAGCACTCTTGAGCGTCTGGGGAGCAGATCTGCTTATGCTCGTAGTGTTGATTTCCCAATCGTTGCTAGTCTTAGTGTATCAGCAATTGTAAATGAAGTAGTTGCTCAAAACTTGGCAGACATCGTAGATGATGAACAGGAAAAAGATGTTACACTAACTCTTAAAACTGATGGTGGGGCAACAGGAATTCTTTACACTTTAAAGGGTTGCTCGTTTGATAGTGAGTCTATCTCTTCATCAATTGGATCTAATAAGAGTGTAGATCTAACCTTTAGCACTTCTGTTGGTGGTCCTAATGACACTAGTCATGGAGTATTCATGAGTGGGGCATCAACAGTGTCGGTTTAAAAATTATTCAACCAATTAAAAAAAGCCGTTCCTTCGGGAGCGGCTTTTTTACTTTAGAGATTAAATATAAGTCACGCCAACTCCACTGGCATCAATACCACCCAGTTGTCTAGGTTGAGCTTGGTATATATTATACTGTGCAGATAGCTGTGTGACTCTATCCATGCAGTCGTTGGCTAATCCTCTGTATACTTTTGACACCTCATTGCGATTAACGAACGTAACAGCGCTTTCTCCGTCTCGTAGAGACAATACGTTGTCTCCACTAGCAGTGGACGTTGTAATGCCTCTAAGGGCGTTTCTCGCTTGCTTATTGTAGTAATTAGAAAGATATAACTCTTTTAATACACTCTGGGCCTCAATATCAATTAACCCATAAGTCCCTGAAGCTTCTGCTCCACTGAAATTAGTATACAAATAGGTATTGACTTGTCCAAGATTTTCAAACAACCAACCACTTACATTAGATACAGTGGCAATTCCTGTGTCACCGTCAAACTCTGTGACAACGATTCCTGAAGCAAGGTCTTCTAATACGTTCGGCATATAGTGTATTACACTAGCTTTTAGTATTTTAACTATTTAACCAATCAAGAAGTTCTTTATGTTTTGGATTATTTGGGTCTAGCTGCATAGCTGGAACTGGTTGGGGCGCTGTAGCAATATTACCTCTGCTTTGATATCTATTAAATTCTTTAATAATATTATCTCTTACAACTGATTTATCATAGTAAGGATTCACTCCCACTTTCCTAGAGAAAGCTTGCAGATCTGCTTTTCCCATTTTATTTAACTTATCTTTAAGAACTTCTATATCATTTGTTCCAAAAGAGTTGGTTTCTCCAGTACCAAAAATAACCTCGACTTCTTGCATAACCTCTTTGTAACGAGCCGTACTAGTCTCTCCATTTTCTCTAAGTTCTTCTAATTCTTCCAGAAGACCTTTTTTAGCAGGTTTTTCTTGCCCCGTAGTTACTTCTTTGAAAGGGGCTTCTTTCTTTTTAGCTGTTTTCTTTTTAGCCATACAATATTATATACACTTAATTAATAAATTACAAAAAAAAGCCGCTCCCGAAGGAACGGCTTTCTTTATAATTGAAAGGGTTGTTATTAACCTCCCTTAATAAGTCCAAGGAGAACACGGTTGTCGAGAACAACTCGTCCCTCTTCAAGCTGACCGTAGTAACCAATCTTGTTCTGACGAACGCTATACTGGTCATCTGCGATAAGATTAAGCTCACTGCTGCTATCTGGATCAGTAGCAACAACACGCATAAGTGAATCGCGAGTACGATCAACACCAACGATAATTTCGTCAGTTGCTCCTGCGAACGCTGCGTTTCTAGCACCGTCATAGGTCTTATAGGTTGCAGCGGCAGAGGCAGTGTCGAAGATAGTGTTAAACTTCTCTCCTTTGCCCATCTCGTTGAATTCTAAGATGTTTACACCCATGAAGCTGTCAAGACCTGCGTTCTGATAAAGCTCATTGCGGAGCTGTTCAGGAGCAGCGACAACCGATTCGGTTGAAGTGTCCGAACCACCACCAGTTGTCTTTATGCCAGCACTGGTGTTTACAGGATTGTAAGCCATAGCGCGGATACTTCCAACAACTTCTGGAGAACAAACAATATCAGTGATACCGCGAGTACGAGTAGTGGGAGTTCCACCAATCCAAGAAGTGTTAATACGCTTCGCAAGAGTCATGAGCTTATTGAAATCATCAATAAGAACACTGTCTGCAACAGCAGTTCTGAAGATCTGCTTATTCTCGAACAAAGGAGAAGAGCTAATCGAAGCGCCAGCAAGTGAGGCCATAAGAAGAGTAGCAGAAGTGCGCTCTTGCTTAAGAAGGATCTCTTGTGCGACACGGGTAAAGGTCTTACCAACAACATCCATGCGGCTCTTTGCTGCGTAGCGGCGATCAAAGTCAACAGCGGCATCAAGAGTGTAAGTGGCCAACTTCAGCTCGGAAGCTGTAGGGAGCACTTGGTTACTTGGAAGACCACCTGCATGACTCTGACTCCACACCTTGACGTAATCTTCGTCGGAGATGTCGTAGTAAAGATCAAGCGGGATGCTTGGGTTATCATCCGCATCAAATTGAAGCGAATTGAAAAGGTTGCTCACAGTAGGAGCGTTGTTGAGAACCTCGGCCAAAACTGGTCCGATGAATTCAGCAAGTGCTACTTGAGCCTCGTATGCCACAGAGCGGTTACGAGAAGCCATAGCTTTGACAAGCTCGACTTGTTCTGGAGTTCTTTTTAAAGTAATTTTCATGTTATAAAGTCCTTTCTATTTATTAGTTGCAGTCAATTGAAACGACGATGTAATCACCAACAAACTGATCAGTGGTAGGACCAACGCTTGTGCGGGTTCCTGTTCCAAGAACGTGACCGAAAGCTTTAGCAGTGCCGCGAGCAGCACCAGTGACTTTTCCAGCGTTGTTATTAGAAGCAATGATAGCAGTTCCTGGAGCGTAACTAGCGGTAGTTCCATCAAAAGCAGCGGCTGCTAATGTGAAAATTCCTTTAGTAACAACTGGAACAGCTTGCCCTGGAAGCATCGCTTGCAGTTCTTCTTGTTTCTGTGGATTGTAGAGCAGCTTCTCGCCGTTCTCATCGTTTTTCGCAGTTTGATACAGTGTCATACCCAAAGGAACATTCCCAGAGGCAGAGGTAGTGATCTTGAGATTAACTTCAGGATACATATCAGCAGTCCCAAGAAACGGATAATCATTCTTACCTAAGTAAGTATTCGTTTGGTAGGTTACTGGATCGTTATCGAAGTTTCCGTCGTGTACTTTCACGAAAACGCCAGCATCGCCAGCGCCTGTGTCAGTAGTGCTTGTGAGAATATCCGCATCTTTGAGCGCATACATGTTCACAACGTCATGATCAGAATATTGTCTGAATGGTAGAATACGTAATGCCATAATTTTGTTTGTTTTAAATTAAGAAATTTCAATGTTTTCGCGAGAGAAAGCAGATTTAAACTTATCCCGCAAAGAGGGTTCTTGAGATGCTGTAGCTTCATTTGCATTAGAAACTTCTGCATCTACAGGTTCAGCAGCGTCTAGAGCTTCTTCGACTTTTACTTCTTCAACAGAAGCGGTAGAGAGCTTTTTAGCTACTTCTTCATCAATACGAGCTTGAATTTGAGAATTAAATTCTTCTTGGACCTCTTTGTTCTTATGTTTCCAAAGAACATCGAGCTTAGAAGCGAAAGCTTCGTAAGAAGCATCATCATCTAAAGTTTTCAGTTCAGAGGCGAGAAACTCACGATCTTGATCATCAAGTTCGAATTTCTCGTCAATTTGGTCCATACGAGTGTTAAATGAAGCAATAGCTTTTTGAGCTTTTTCCTCATTTTCATAACCAGAAATACGCTCGCTAGCGTCTCCCAGTTTTTCCTCAAGCGCCTTTACAGAAGCTTTAAGGTCTTCGTATTCTTTAATTTTATCTTCTTTTTCCAATCTCTCTGCTTCGAGATCCTTACGGTACTGTTCGTCCCGTTGACGGATTGCATCAGCAAAGGTATCAGTCATGGAAGCGACAGCTTCCTTTGAGAATTTCTTCTCATTTAGAAGATCCTTCAATTCATTTAGAGTATTTTCAAGTTCCATATCGATAATGTTCTTTTGTGTGTTTACATTTAAATTATTATTTTGTGAAATTTTATCCCTCTTATCATTTATAAATATTTGAGTTTTTTCAGGAGGCTTTGAATATAAGCCTTTCACATCTGCTGCTGGGTTTAAAGTATAAGCAATTCCTAATGGGTATATATCACCCATGATTAATCTGTTTATCTTCTCCCCATTGTCGGTCTTACCGTTACCACCGTAACTCCTTAAATTACCTTGTAACTTGGCTATTTCTTCAGGATCAGATATAATTCTGGCTTCACTTAATTTATCGCTACCAACAGCTAAAACATAACTATTGAATCCAACTTCCCAACTAGCAGAAACTTTTTGATATTTATCACTTTCAGAATCTAAAGAATTTTTTACTAAATTAGTAAAATTAGGGTTTATTGTTTTATACAAAACAGCACCCAAAGAGATATTAAAAGGCTCTCTAAGAGTTTTAGCCTCTTCTTCTCCCATCAACTCACTAGACCCAAACTTGCTGTAACCAGCAGAAACAATATGGCCGACAATCTTTTGTTTATCATGCTCTATGTTTGTGGGCTTATGAATAAACTTGTCAGTGTATTTTATGGCTGTAGATGTGTCCATCCCATCGCCATTTTTGTTAAATTGATTAATTACCGCAGCATTAAATGCGACACCCATCAAATCTACGTTTTCATCGTAGTTGATGTTATCAGGCACTAAAGGAGCTAGATTTTCCAAAGAAGCTTTAGAAATCAAAGAAGCCTCGTTAATTTCACAAGAAATTAAAGGAGCCTGAAATGTTGTTGTATACTTATACTCCATCGCTATATTTTTTAGCCGCGATATCAGTAAGTAGTTGAGCGTAGCTCTTTTTGTCAGACTTTTCCTTTTTCATGTCTGCACCGCCATATCCTGCATCAGACTTTTTCTTCTTTTTGCGGAGCATTTCAAAATCTTTCTTATCGATCTTGCCGTCTTTATTTTGGTCTAAACCAGACTTCTGTTTTTCAGACATTTCGGCTTTCATCTTCTTTTTGCCGTTTTTGTAGCCAGCCTTCATCTTTTCTTCAGAATCTTTATCGAACTTCATGTCTTTTTTTAGATCCTTTTTTTCAGCATCTTTTTTCTCTGAAGGAGCGCCTTTATCAAGTTTTTTCATTTTACTTTTGTCATCCTTGATAGCATCTTTTTCATGCTCGACCTTTTCTTTTTTATTGTCTTTCTTGAGTTCTTTGGTATCGATCTTATCATACTGCTTCTTGGTCATTGCAGCTTCGATCTCTTCTGAAGAAATAGATACTTCAATTTCTGTAGACTTAAAATTATTGTTTTTCATGGCTGTGATATAAAATTGCGGCTGGGTAAGTTTCTAAAGTATGTTGAGCTGAAATATCTAAAACTTCTTTTAAAGTGTCTAAATTTTCAATTTTGTTAAAGTCTTTTACACAAGATTCTAACGTTTCGCCCCAATATTCTTTATTATGGGAACAAACGATGGATTCACATAAATTTGATACCATCTCTTCTTGGGCTTCACTAAGCTTAGAAACTTTAAGATGGGATATCATTTTATCTTTTGCATCATGAATAAAGCCGTCTATATCATAAATAGTTTTTTGGATATTTGATCTAGAATATTTAGCATTAGCCAAGGGGATGTCAGTTGTTCCTTCTGGCCTACCTGCTTCTTTTTTAGGTCCACTAGCTTTATCATCTGGGGAATATACAGGCACTCCACCTACAATTGGGTTGTAGTAACCTTTTTCTCTATCTTCCAAGAAGTCTTGTTGTGCAGAGTCTAATTGATCTGGCTCTGGGAATTTACCATTATGGAACATTTCCATTCCTTGTTCTGGAGTGATAATTCCAAGCTCCATAAGCCTTGTAGACGCTCTCATTAGCTGCACCTCATCCCTCATATCGATATCCTTCATCTTAGCTTCTGGCCAAGAACGGAAACCTAAATCTTTAGCTATTCTTTTAATCTCCTTGTTTAAGAAGTCATTTAAAAATCCATATCTAGACTCTTGTAGCCTATCAATAAATATTTGAGCCTTTACTTGAGTAGAGTTAAACTTCTCCTCTCCGACCACAATGTTCTGCAATCCTTGCTTGATATCCTCGTTGAGTATTTGATATTTTTGAGGACCAAGGACTAAGTTTAGTTCAGGAATAATAAATTCTGCTTTGGTCGTGTAATCAGAAACCAACACGCGCCCGACACTCTCGTTTTTAAACAAGTTTTGCATAGCAGCCATGTTATTTGGGTTTACTCCACCTTTTTCTGGATCAGCGCCCATAGTGATAAGTAAAATCACGTTCTCTACGGTTCTAGTGATAGCTTGATCCATTTTCTTCAACTCCATCTTGGCGTTGATGTCTTCTAGAACAGGAAACCCAAAAGGAACCGCAAATGGCTCATAGTCTTGTTTTTTATAAAAAGAGTAAGATAATCTTTTGGGGTCTAAGTTTATTTTGATACCTTTGTTACTATAAGATCCGTTATTGATAGAATCTTTAATCTCTGGGTCTAGAGCTTCAAATATAGCTAAGTCTTCTTCTGTTTGAGGGCTTCCAAGCCGCGCTATCTCATATTCAGATAATACCTTTTGGTATACACCCCCGTTAGTAAATGTAGTTGATCTTCTAGCAATAACATCATAAGGATTTAGAAGAATATATTTTAAAGAGACTTTATTGGCGGTGGCTCCGATATTTCCTACTTGATTAATTAATCTAGCATAATCGTCTGCTTTAAATTTACCATCAATTCTATATAAAAAGATATTACCACTTCTGTAATATTCTCTAAAATATTGATCCTTAAGCCCTATAATGTTAACTTTTTTAAACCACTCGTAAAAAAACTCTCTGCTCTTTTTGCTGCCCCCTTCTAGGTAAATATCAGTGTTTGTGAACTCTGACATGATATCAATCGCATTTCTGAATACAGCTACATTACAATAAGCTTTTTGACATAACTCAATAGCATCTCTACAAGTGACCCCATCAGAACCATATTCATAAGGTAGCAATCCCCTACGAATACTCGAAAATCTTTCTTTTTGAGTTACATAAGCAGATCTGTTTGTTCTAGACCCACTAAAACCACTTGTGGAAGCGTCTTGTCTTCTAGCTTCAGATACAGAGTTATAAGATGCATCGGAAGTATAAAAAGGTTCTCCTAAAAGTTCTGGAGAAGGATCTTCTCCAATAGTCTGTGATGGGTGAGTAAATTTATCCCAATAATCAGAACGCTTGGTATATTTTCTTTTAGCCATAGATATAATTTATCTTACACGACAAAGTTAACTTTCAACTTTTAAAAGTTAAGAAATAAACATTGGAGTGAAAGTCGTTTGGGTATCAGAGATGTCATCAGACTCCATATCATAAAAAATGTTCATCATCCAATTACCTAACACTAAAGCTGAATAAGAGTCTTTTCTGGCTTTATCAGCCCCACTTTGTTTTCTCAAGTTACGTGGTAAATCAAAACTTTGTGTTCCTTGGGCAGAAGTCGTAATTTGCACCAAAGCGCACTGAACCTTCATTAAGTCCATCATATCTTTTTGATGTTCTACAAAATCAATCATTCTAGCTCCTTTGCCCCCTTTGTCATTATTATCACCTTTAATGAACTTCAAGTCATCTATCGGGACTCTAGATTTCCTTTGATTATTATAATCGTCATTCATAGCCGCTCCCGCAAAAAATATTCTTTTATGATCGAATGCTGATTGTAAAGATTCGTTAGCTAGCCTGATCCATGCTGAAGTCGGCTTCCTAAGAAACACAAATTTCTTTTCTGACTTATTATATTGATTTTTAAGCCTTCTTAAGTTTTTATCATAGTCTTTAGATTTATCTAGGTCGGCTTCTATGACACCAAGATTTAAATTTTTCTTTTTAAAGATTTCACTCTCATTGCAGGAGTTAATAAATTGAACTCCTCCATTGTAGTCACCTACTACAGCAGCTACATTAAAGTGAGTCAATATGTAAGCCATGTATTTAATATGTGTTTTTAAACTCGATCCAGAAAGCGCATAGCTATGGACAGCAGTTCCTTTTCTAGTGTCACGATTCAATTTTATTAAAAGCATTGCGAAATCATCTGAACTTTCACTTTCAGACCAAGAGGGGTCAAAAGCTAGAATATATTCATCTTTGGGATTACCCACAACCTCTACACATTGCCCTTCTCCGTCTGGTATCGTGCAAGCAGCCATCTTACTAACCTTAAAGTATCCAGAGCTGTCATCTGTGAATATAGCACCAAACTCCCTGTCAAACTGGGAATCACTCATGGTGGATTTAGATTGATTGATTAGACTCTGATCATACAACTGTTCAGGAGCGCAATCATAACTAAAATGCATGATTGTTCTGTGTGCTCCATCTTGTTTATTTTTATTTAAGATAAGAGCTTCGTATTGCTGGTAGATTTTGTATAAATATTCAAATTTATAAGAAGCCGAGGATAAACCAATAATTTTGTTATTAGGCCACCTTTTTCTTTCTTCTTCTTTCATTTTACCCTGCTCGATCATCTGGGTTTCTAGATCATAAACCTCTTGACGCTCTGTGGGATTTTCCACAACAGATAGGAACGGTATGATAACCTCATTGTAAATTTTTTCAGGCATCAACAATAACTCATCAATAATCATTCTTTGAAATCGGAAACCCCTTAACTTTTCTCCATCTCCCAAAGGAAGTGCTCTGATACTACTTCTGCCGATCTCCATAACCCACTCATCGTTCATCTTAGATGTTCTAGTTATGCATTGAGAAAAGAAAGTAGCCTTGGGGCTTTTCGCTATATCTTCGATCTTTTTGAAAATCATTTTAGATTGCCTAAAAGACTTAGACAAAATACCTATCTGCACCCCCTGATTTAGAATAGCGTCTAATAGCGCGAAAACGCCCGTAGAGAAGCTTTTGGACATTCCACGACTCCATATCCCCAAGAAGTAGTCAGACTCCATCATGGCCTTAATAGCCATATGCTGGAAGGGGAATAATTTAACCCCTGTAAACAATTCACAAGCAAAAGAAGGATTTTCCCTCAAGAATTTATAAAGCAAAACTTTCGCTTCAGTTTCCTCTATAAAACCCTCTTTTTCGAGAATATCTTTGTTTATATCCTTGTACTGTCGGTGTAGTTTCTGTTTTCCTGTTTCCCAAGCCATCTTTTTTTAATTGTTTGTCCCAAAAATACTGAAGGTCCACTGCCCAGAGCTTCGTGCCTAAAACAAGAATTTTAGGAATCAGTTCTTCGCTTTTTTCTCTAGACCCACTAAACACAAATTGACAGCAGTCGGTATACTCTGCCTGTATTTCACGCATCCTATGATAAACATAATCTAATTTAAATTTTTTGTATACCTGCTTATTTACAGCCCACATTTGGTCAAAAGCTGTTTCTATCACAACATACAAGTAACAACCTGTAGATCTGCATCTATCTAATTCTTTTAAGAACCGATTGTATCCATTTGTTACAGTAGAGCAAAAATCCTGGTAAGACTTCCTATCCACGAATGTATAGTCATATAAATCGCCCCCCACTGCATAATCTCCGACATCAAGCTTCAACAACTTAGAATTGGTGAAATGCAGGGGCTTCTGCTCTCTGGTATCTATCAGTATGGGCGTATCTGAATAGTCTTTGTTGAATTCCTTTGGCAGAGGTTCAGAAAGCATAGGCTTCATGTCTAACTGCTTACATGTCTCTTTGTAGCTGCCGAAGATCTGTTTACACAGATCTATGTCTGGCAGATTGCTAGTGAGTAGGTAAGTGGACGGGGGTCCAGACGAAACTGCTTTGGAGAGGAATTTTTTGTTTAAGGAGGCGATGATGAAATCCTTGACCTCCTCCTTTGGTGCTTGGAGACACCATTTCTTCATATTTTTTTTATTTATGAAATCGGTGGCGAAATACTGTTTGTAATTTTTAAAAGGTATTAACTCTCCAGTTAATTTATCTTTTCTCCCATAATTCTCTACATAGTAGTCTCCCAGCAGTTTACCGTGCTTTCTCATGTGAGAATGCAGTCCCTTTAAGGAATCAAATGAATCCCCACATATTTTACATTTATATGACATCTTGCTGTCCAATTCCTAAAACTCTTGCTTTCCATTCTGCCATTCCCTCTAATCTTTCCGCTTCCTGCTTCACAGCCTCTTTTTGCATCTCTGCAATTCTTACCATTGTCTCTCTTTCTTCCTCTTCTTGGAAAAGTTGCACTATAGACAAAAATGAAGCATTTTCTTTGTTCATCTTCTTCATCCTTTCGCTTCTGTCTCCTTGAAGCTTTTTTGTCAGGTTCTCAATTCGCGTTTCACATTGATGATACTCTCCGCTCTTAGCTTTGATGATTTCAGCCAACCTAATAGACATTTCTTGCTGCTCGTCAGCATCATCGAACATACTGTTAAGTTTATTCAAGTGAGCACTAATAACTTCTAAGTTTATGACTTCCTTGCACACGTTTAAATACAAATTTATTTCGTCTGCGGTTAAGTCGGGTTTATCCCAAGTCAATCGAGTAAATTCGTGTTCGAACAACACTCGATCCTCTTGATTTAAATAATTGTTAATAATTTTGAGAAATCTTGAGTTAGAAAAGTTAACTCCGAGTTTTTCTACGCAAATTTGCTTTTGTCTGTTAAGTTTTGATTCATCTAACCCCAAACCTGTGGCATCATTGATTTTTTTAATGATTCGAGACGGAGACTTCGGTGCAATGTATGAATGAAGAGCACCTGAATCTTGAGAAGGTAAAATATCAGGATTCACTTCTCTAATTTGCGACAAGACAGCTCTTTGCTCATTACTCAACGGTCTGACAGATCTAGACGGAAAGACTATGCGAGCTATCTCTAAAGAAGACAATCCTTCTTCAGCTTGTTGAATTATGAAGTCTTTTTGCTCTTTTGTGAATTCTATAGTCTCCACAGGCGCTCTCGCTGTAGTTTTGAAATCTATAGAATTTTCTACTAGAAATTTCCTTACTGCCCTACCTTCTTTAGACCTTCCGTCTAAAGAATCGTCTTCGAAGCATTGCTTCGTCAAATCAATGAGATCTGGGATCTTTGATGCATTCTCCCTTAAAAAATCTTTCTGTTCTTTAGTTAGATCCATCTCCTATAATATCTTGGTCCTTAAGTATTTCTATAGCTACCTGTAGGAACTTCTTTTTTAAATTCTTGACTTGTCTATATCCAAGTTTCCGTTTTTGAGCAGAAATTTTGTAACCCATAAATTTAGCTACGTCTTCTTCACTGCTTTTATCAAAATACAACATTCTATACGCAGTATAATGAATATTACTTAAACGAATCTTCATTTGCCCGTTTAATCTTTCTAGGGATACAGAAAAATCAAAGTCTATGTATTCTTTACTTTTTACTTCTTTTACAAAATCTTCAGTAGATAAAGGAAGTTTTACTTCTAAAGCTGATTTTTTAGTTTTTTCCCATTTTTGACATATAGGACAGGTAGAAGGGTCGTGATCTGGCTCATGCTGCTGGGGGCAAGGATTAACATAATTGCCGTAGTGATTTCTCACTAGGTTTCTTATTTGATTGGATATTATTCTACCAATCCAAGGTTCAAGAGGTCTTTCTTGATCCCACATGTGCCACTTCTTAGAAATGTGCAATTTGATGATTTGCTGAACATCGTCGAAGTCAAACCATTTTACAGCGTTAAGTCTCCACTTATATTGCTGTTTTTTAATAGCTAAGTCAATTACTTCAGAAAAGTCTTCATATGTATACTCACCTTTCTTTTTTCTTTTCATCAATAAATTCATTAATAGATCTAGCCCTCTTAGCCCGACCCTGATCGGATTTAGTTGACTCGCCTACTAATGAACCAAAAGTCATAGGACTTTTGTCAGACGCTTGGACTTCTACTTGTAAACTGGTGATGTTAGGAACACTTTCTGCATCTGTCTCGTCTTGAGAAATAGCTACAGATTTTTCTAGCACAGGCATACCTGCTGAAGTGTTTGTTGAAGTTGTGGAAGCTAAAGTGTTAAGTTGTATACCACACTTTCCACAAAAATTAGGCTTTGCATTAGAATAAGAAAGTTTCGCACCGCAACTGTGACAAAATAGATGAGCCATACTATATATTTATATAATTAAAATTCAATTTTTCAAAAAAAGAAAAACAAGGCTTGTGTCTTTTATGTTTATAGCAGTTCGCCGCTTGCGCGTAACACTTTTTTCTTGCTTTAATATATAATATTACACTTTCTTGCCTTTTTCTAACTTAGAAATGATAAATTTTAATATTTTGCTTCTAACAATATCATTTTTAGTGAATGAAAAACAACTTATACCGTTTTCCTTCGATTCATCATCAGAAAATATGTCGAACATATCTTTAAAGCCTGTTTTGACGTTAATGTCGCTTTGCATAAAGTCTCCACAGACAACCACCTTCGTATCTTCTCCTATTCGAGTAATTAATGTGGTTAATTCTTTGAATGTAAAGTTTTGAGCTTCATCAGCCACAATTAACTTGTTGTTCCAGTTAGCGCCCCTCAAAAAGTTTATAGGTATAGCTGATACTCTTTCTTTCTGTTTTAAGAACGCAGTATCGCCTTCATGTATTATTTCTTCAAGTTTATCATATAGAGGTAGGGTGAAAGGGTTAAACTTTTCAGACATATCTCCAGGAAGACTTCCTAATCCTTTATCTGCGCTTTCTACAATACTTCTGATGTAAAGAAGGTCTTTCTCGTTATCTTCAGCCATTAAACGTAAA